ATGCCAAGTAAATCCACCATTGGAGTTGTATATTAAACTAAATATCTTTTTGTGTAAGAATTGTGAATAATTAGTCGGCAGGGTAAAAAAAGTCTACCCCAATTGGTACTTTTAACGCCTCCTTTTCGCCGGTAAAAGGTGATACATATTCAAATGTAAAATCTACATCCGGAGTTATTTCATTTATATATTTTCTAAGTGCTTTAGAATCTGCTGCTTGTAATTGATTCATAACAAAATTACTGATATATCCCAAATCTCTATTACCATCCACCTCTATAATAATTCTTCTATATCTAGATGTAATTTCATTTGGTTGTTTTGATATTTTTTCACTTGCTTCTGTATCTTTTTGAATTGCCATTTCGTCAGCATGTGTTAACAATTTAAATTTAATTGCAACTTTTGTTTTTGGAAGTAAAAAATCATATTCATTATTTCTATTTAATATTGTTTCATCTACTTCTTTAATACTCAATTTAGAAATGTCAACTTTAACATTTACTGGTTCATTTTCAATAGGGTCGTTAATTACTACATCGTATTCAGGACCATATGCCAATACTCTACTTGCAACTAATATTGCGTTTTTATCACCAATTACTAAATCATCCATTTTAATATTATTATCTACAATTATAGATTCTAATAACTTATCCAAAACAATTCCTTTACGAATTAAATTTGTTGAAGTTAAAATATCTTCTTCTTTTGCAGTCAATAATTTAATAGTAATTTCACCAGATGCTAACGGATGTGTTTCAGGATATACTAATCCTTTACTTGCTAAACTAATAACCTCCGTTGGAAATGGGTATGATTTTTTTTGTGTTTGTTGAGTGGGTGTTGATAACCCTCTTGTAACTTGTTGTTCTATGTTTTGTTCCATAATAAAATATAACTTTGTGTTTAATAATATATATACACTTTTTAAAAAAATAAAAGGGATACTTTGTGGGTATCCCTTTCGTTTATTATTTTTAGTCTAAATTAGAATTCTAAGATAGCGTAATCGTAAGTTAAAGTTAATTCAATTGCAACTGGGTCGTTTGAACTCCAATCCAAATCACCGAAATTAGCTTGAGTGATAAATGCACCTTTTAAAGTCCATTGTTCTACCTTATCACCTACTGGGCCTAAGATATAGAATGTAATGTCTTTTTTGTAGAATGCAGCGTATCCATCTCTACCTGTTAATGATTCATGTGATTGTCTAATCCACTCCATTACTTGTTGTGCACCTGATGGTACAATTGGGTCATAAAGTGTAATGTTTACATCATCCCATGTAGATTTTCCTTTAATCTTTCTTTTTACGTTAATGTGGTCTAATTCAACAACTTCCGATGTGAATGTAGGTCTACTTGCAGTTTTAATGATATACGATTCTATACCGTTAATTTCCATAATGAACCTATTACTTAACTTCGGTTCAAAGTTCTTATAGAAAATTTTATCAAACTCTAATATTTCTGGCATTTTACTTTATTTTTTTATTCTTTTATATAAATATCTATTTCTTAAATTATCCGTTAAATGCTGCACCAGTTGGTAAGATGTTGAAATCAATTTGAATGAATTCAGCGGTCTTAGTTGGTTGTAAGTAGATAGCACCTTTAAGGATGTTTCTATCAATTACATCTGGAGTATTATTTGAATCATCCATTACAACACGGAATGCGTACAAACCTTGTCTTTGTTGGATTGATTCTAAATAAGGGTTAGCAATATTTAAGAATCTATTTCTTGTCTCTGCAGTGTTTTGTTCAAATACTAAGTATCTTGAAGTAGATGCGATGTATTTTCTTACAGTTAATAATAATCTTCTAACATTAATTCTGTCTAATGCAGATGGTTTATCTTGTAAAGTTTTTTGACCGAATACTACGATACCTTGTCCTGGGAATTGTACGATTGGGTTTACTTTACCTTCATATAATTCATCTTTTTCAGATTGAGTCAATCTATTCAATACACTAACTGCTCCTATTAATCCACCTCTATTCAAACCTGCTGGTGCAAACCACTCAGCTGCTACTCTATCGTTTGATGCGAATACACCCGGAAGTAATACTGATGGTGGAACTGAAATTAATTTGTTTGTATTAACATCAATTGTCTTAACCCATGGGTAGTAAGTTGCGGTCATATTTGAATCTACTGCGTCGGATTGTGCAGTCGCTTGTGGAATTGAATCACCTGCTGCTGTTGTATCCATAATATAGAAACAATCATCTCTTTGTTCAACCATATCTAAAACCGAAGTTGCTACTGAAGGATGCAATCTTCTAATAACACCCGGAGTTACTACCATATTGATATCAAATTCGTCAGCGTTTGATAATGCTGCGATGTGTTTACCATATGCTACTGAACCTGAAGTTAATGAAGTTGTTAAATCAAATCCTTGTGAGTTACCTGCAATGATATTTGCTCCAGTATAAATTGGAGTTGCTGGTGACATACCATCAAATCCTTCTTGGAATCCAACTATAAATTGTGCTCTAGTATCACCAACTGCTAAGTTTGTAGTTGCCGCAGTTAATGAAGTAAGTGAATCTAATCCAAATACAGAATTAGAACCCACACTTGCTCCTGTTGGAATTGGTTTCAAATATATTGAGTTATCAGTATTGAAATCCAAATTAATACCACAAAGTGCAAGACTTCCTGATTGGTCAACTGAACCTGTTGAGAATGTTACTGCAGGAATCAATGCTCCAACACCTGCTGATGCGGATATTGGTAATTTATATGCTGCGTGTCCGAATGGAACTGCCTGAACCGGTGCGTTATAATTAAATGTTAAAGAATTAATTCTAATATATTTTGAATTATTAACCCAATCACCTGTTTCAGTTATTTTACCTTCGGAATTGATTGATAATTTTCTATCACCAATTACTCTACTAATATAGTTTGGAGAATTGGGGTCAAGATTTACATTAGAGTATGTTTCTAATACATTCTTTTTCTTATCCGTATCACCAAATGCTCTTACTACGACCGTAAATGTACCATAATCAGTTCCGTTTACAGAACCAGCTGCTTTAATATTTGTAATACCAATTTTAACTTTTGTATTTGCTGAATTACCTGCTCCTAATGTTTCAAATTGGAAAAGGTCATATCTTTGACCACTAATAGTTTGTGATTTAATCATTGGAGTTAATGCTTCTTGTGCATCATCTGTAAAATCCTGTGAGTTTAATACAGTTACTGAAGATGAACAACTTGCATCAAATGTTATAGATGAATTTTTAAAAAACCCATAAACATATGCGGTTTTTGAACCTAATGCCGATGTCCCAAATACTGCTTCAATATCGTTTGTATCAGACGGGTCTAAAGATGCCGATAATGATAAACTACCACTATTTGTTAATAATTTAAAATCACCTGCTCCGGTTTGAGAACCACTAACTTGTGCTCCGAATAAACCTGCATTTGAGTTTGTAGATGTATTGAACAAAATACCCAATGATGCGGATACCGAACCAGAAGTTGCTGTTAATAATAAAGGAGCGGTTTCGGTATATCCACCAACACCTGCTACTCTACAAATTGTTGCAGTTCCTGCTTCTCTTAAATAATTTTGTACCGCTAAAGGAGTATAATATGTATCATCTACTACTCCGTATAATGTTTCAAATTCAGCTTGTGAATTTACAATTGTTGGTACTAATGGGCCTTCTTTGAAAGGGCCGATGAATGCTGCTCCGATGTCAGCCACACCTTGTTGTAAAAATGAAAGGTCGTTTTCTTTTGTAAATACGCCTGGTGATACTATCTTTTCTGCCATTTTATATGCTTTAATTTAAATTTATTAATTCTCAATATAAATATAAAATTTTCAATCAAAACAACAAAATCTTATTTGTATGTTGGAGAGAAATAATCGTATACTTGTCCTATTGATGCTTGTGATTGTAATGTGTTATAGAATAATACTGGTCCAATTTGTCCGTTCCAGAATGTTGTTCTTGCACTATTACTACCAATTATTAAAAAGTTTGTTGATGATGGTGCCGTAAATGCTGCTCCTCCAAATGCACCAACTGATGTTTTATCTACATAAACCGTTACAGCTCCTGATGGTTGGAATGTTGCTGAAATCATATACCAAACATTTGCCGATAATGAAGTTGTAAATTGGCCACTATTTCCTAATGAACTACCATAGAATTTTACTCTATTTAAAGTAGAGCTATCTGATGATTCAATTGCTAAACCATAAAAACCCGCGTAGTCAAAAATGTGTCTTGATGCTACACCCAATGTTGTAGTTGGTCTAATCCACATATGAATTGTACCGGTATTAGTATTGAATTGAGAAATACCACCATTAATATTTGTAGTAGTATCTTTATACCAGAATTGGTTTGTACCATTTCCTGCCCAATATTTTTCTTTTTTACTTGCTCCATTATTATAAGATGGGTTACCACCACTTATACTTGCTGCGTTTAAAACACCTGCAGGTCTTACACCTGTATTATATCCTGCTAAATCTAACCAGTCTGCTGTTGCTGTACCATCTGTTGATGATGCTTTTCCTGGGTCAACATACATTCTTAATCCTGAAGATGGGATATATGGTTGAGTTGTTGTACCTTTGTTATGTGAAATTAAACCATTTGATAAGAATACATCGGCGTTTTCTACATTCAACGTTACAATTTCAACATCTGCAGTTACTACTTCTATATTTGTTATTTCAATTTCACTTTCATCTTGCATAATAAGTTTGTCTCCAGGTAAAATTTCACCTACATTTTTAAACTTATATTTACCAATCTCATTATCATAAACATATAATGGGTGAGTTTCAGTTGCATTTATTAAACCATTATTTAAAGAAAAATATCCTTCTGCGAAATTAAATGTTATATCTCTAACTACTACGTTTTTGGAATCACCTGATAATGTGTTTGACAAATAAAATCTCCATTCAACTTGGTCACTATCCAATGGTTGAGACTCATCTGGTAATCCAGTTGGTTCCCATGCTTTGATTTCATCACCAACATTTAAATCTTCAATATTTACTTCATTTCCGTTTGCTAAAGTTACTTTAGTACCAAACAATAAACAGAAGTCAGGTTGGTTAATTGTATTATAAACGTCTACTGCGTATAAAGTTTTTGTAGCTGCGGAATTATAGTTAGTTGCATTTAAATTATATCCGTCAGCATATGTCATTGATAATACTGAACTAGCTTCAGAATAATTTGCAGCTGCAATTGATGCAGGTGTAATTGGGAACGATGGTGATGCTCCTAATGTTGCAGTACCTACCGAAAAATTTGCATTATTAAATGATACTGTGTAATTTGCTGCTACACTACCAACTCTTGCACCATGTAAAGAACCTTGTGTACCAAAAGAAAATGTTGCCGATTCGGTTGTACTTTCTACGATATATGTGAAAGTAGGTAAATTTCTAGTTATAGAATCAACTGCAAATGAAGTAAATGCAGCTTGTGTTCCTGCTGCGGCGTTCATTGCATTCATTGAAACTGCTTGACTGGTTCTTGCCGAACCTTGTGTTGCTCTATATAAATTCCCTAATGATAAATTTGTTCTTGGCATAGTATAAAGTGTTATTCTCCGTTATAAATATCTAAAAGTTTATCTTTCCATTCATCTTTATTGGAAAAGTTTTTAATCATCCA